GATGTTTATAAGCTGTAAGTTTTAGATAATCCTCTAAGATTTCTTTAATGTTACATTCTGTCTTAGACATTTGAGCATTTGTTTTAAACAGATTAGTAAACTCGTATACACCCGAATATACTTTTCTAGCGTGGTGTAATCCGTCTTCTACTAATTTTAAAGGAGAGGCAATTTTAAGTTCTTTAATTTGTTCGTCCGTTAGTCTTCTTTTTAAAGATTTAATACCTCTAGGAATGTAAGTATTAATCCCCGAGTGCATATCATGTCTAATGATTTTAGCTGCGTGTTCTAGATATACATTTTTAGCACTTAAGTCTTTTTGAATGCGTTTTTTATTAGCTAAAAATTCCCTAACTACAATAAAAAAGGGAGGGATAAACGCAATAACACAAGCATATCCTACTTCAGCTAAAAAATAAGATGGCTCACATACTCCTACTACAATACAAGTTTGTATTATGAAAAAAGTTAAAATAATTAGCCCCGCAATTAGCAGGGCTATTCTAGATATTTTTGAAATTCCTTCTAAAGCTGACATTTTTTAAGACCAAGTTTTTCAAATATCCATTTACTAGGACATAACTTGGTCCAAACACCAACGTTTAGCATAACGATCACAAATACTACAACCCACCAATTTTTATAAATTAGACCACCTAGTAATACTAGTGACATTAGAAGGTATACAGCTCTAACTGATGTCCAATTTTTAAAATCTTTTAACTCTATAAATAAGAAAAATAATACAGGATAAATTTTAGCCCATACTTTTCCTAATAATCCTTTAATTTTGTTTAGTAAGTTTTTCATTTCTTTTTCCTTTATGTTTATCAAATTTATCTAATATTTCATTTAATAACTCATTTTTAATAAACCCAGCTAAAGATGCATTTTTTAAAGCTGAAAGTAATTGGAATACAATAAATGGGGTAATAATAGTTTCACTTAACCATCCAGTTCCAGAGAACCCTCTTTCTATAATTAAAATAACAGTTAATATACAAACCCAAGCAAATATAGTTTGAATTACTTTTAGTGCTTTTCTAGTTTGAAATCCTTCTGTTTTTACTCCTTTGATTATTCCAAAAAAACCATCCAATAACATTACTGCTACTACTGCCAAATACTGTTCAGCATTTTCCATGGTTATGTTCAAAAAATAAGAACACACAAATCCTGCTGATGCAGATATACTTAAAATTAATGTTTTCATTGACAGTTTCATTACATGCTTAATGTTTGAATAAATGCTATTTTAACACGTATCCATACTCTATTCCAAAATGGAAGAGATTTAAATTCTTTAGTTCTAAATATGTCTTCTAATTCTTCCATTACAAACTAACTAACATATCCATAAGTTCTTGTTGTGGGAACATATCTACTTTATCTTTTCTTGTATTAGTATGAGTCCAAAGGCCTTTTACTCTTCCGTAATAAGCATCTTCATTCCATTCGAATGCTTCAGCACCTTTTTCTTTAATTAAAGCAGGTAAACCCGCTCTAACATCAATGCTATCTCTTTCGGCAATCCATAAAATCCATTTATGTAAAGCTTCAATTTGAGCATCTGAATATCTATGCCAAGTTTTATGTCCTCTAAAAGGTTTTGCTAATTCTACGATTTGAGATTCATGGGCTGTAGTGCCTGCATAAGTTTTACCATCTACAATATAACCAAAATTATTTACTTCAATTGCTACTGAATGGGTATGCATGTGTTGGGAACCATTTTTACCTAAATGCCAACCATACCCACCTTCTGGGAATGCTTGTACCATTTTCCCATCATATTTATTGTCATTTCCTTTAATCGAAGGACCACCTAACACGAATTCAGTTGCTACTGCACCTCTTGAATCTCTACCCCAATGATCAATTGTTTTAAATGGGTTGTGCCAACCTGCTGTGTGATGTAAGAAAACATATTCTTTATTTGTTGGACCTGTTTTATATTCTCCAACAGGTAAAAAATGTCTTTCAATTACTAAACCATTTTCTGTAGTGTAAATTTGTTCTGAAAAATCTGTAGTGGCTAATCCCATAGCATCCCAAGTTTTAGGACCTACAATACCATCGGCAACTAAACCATTATTAGCTTGCCATTTTTGAACTACAGCTTTAGTTCCTACACCAAAGATACCATCAGCATCAATGTTTAGAAACTCTTGTAATTCTTTTACGTCTTTTCCTCTTGAACCTACTTTTAGTAACATTATTCTCCTTTTTTGCTAAATATTTTTGTAAGTCCATCAATACCAAATGAGCCGAGAGTAATAATTACAAATGAATTAAATACAATATCAGTAATTACTAATTCTTTACCCATAATACCTGTAACAACATCGGCAGCTGCAAATAGTACCATCACTGCGAATGATGCGAATCCTACGATGTTTTTCTCATTAAATGAGTTGTCGTCTTTAAATATATCTTTAAACGCCATAATCTTTGTTCTAATAAATTTTACCATAGTGAAACTAATTTAAGAAACATTTGATTATAAATATGAAAAAAAGAGGCGCTGTCGCGCCTCTTAAATACCATAAAACATTAAAATTTACCCATCACAAGATATGCAATCTACTGTGCGAGAACCTAAATCTCCCTTAATAACAGAGTCAGTTCTTAGGTAATAAAGTGTTTTGATTCCTAACTTCCATGCTTCCATATGAACTTGATTTATCCATCTTGGTGAATCTGTTGGATCAAATGATACATTTAATGATTGAGTTTGGTCAATATATTTTTGTCTAACTGCTGCTTGTTGGATAAGACCTAATTGGTTAATCTCAGGGAATGTTAAGAAAATTTCTTTTTCATCTTCAGTTAGAATTTCATGAGATAATCCTTGAACCGAACCATTATCAGCCATAATTTTATCCCATATTTTAGAATTATTATGTCCTTTTTCTTCTAGTAATTTTTCTAATTCTGGGTTTTTAACAATAAATGTTCCTTTAGCACCATTAAATACGTAAACGTTTGCTGGTTGAGGTTCAATACCTGCTGAACATGAATTGATACGTGAGTTAGATACAGTAGGAGCAATAGCTAATACGTGGGTATTTCTCATACCTGTTCCCTTACACCATAATGGTTCTCCATATTCAACTGCCATTTTACGTGAAGCTGCCTCAGCTTTAGTTCTAATATCACTAAAAATAGTGTGAGTCCATGCTGTTGAAGCAATTGAATTAAATGGTAATCCTTTTTGTTGAAGGAATGAATGCCACCCCATTACACCTAATCCTAATGCTCTACCTTTTTTAGCTGAACGATGGGTACGGATCATAGAATCTTTACCATTTGTTTTCTGGATGAATTCCTCCATTACACCATCTAAAAAGTAGGTGGCCATTTCAACTACATCTGTATTTTTCCATTCATCATACTTAGCTAAGTTAAGTGAAGATAAACAACAGATAAATGAATGTTCCTCATCTGTATGAAGTGTAATTTCAGTACAAATATTAGTCATAGAAACATCTAGGTTATTCATACGATATGCTAAAGGATTATCTTTGTTGACATTGTCCTTAAACATAATATATGGTTCACCCGTTTCTACACGAGACTTTAGAATTTCTAACCAAAGTGACATTGCTTCACTATCGCGGTCTTGTAGACGATTCATAAATTTATCATCTACAATAACTGCTTGGTGAAGATTTAGACATTGTCTGTTTGGATCACCTTTTGGTCTGCGAATTTGAAGATATTCTTTAATATCTTTATGGTTAATATCTAAATTAACAGATGCTGCTCCTCTACGTACTGAACCTTGGTTAGTAGCAATAATAGTTGAATCATAAATTTTAGCCCAAGGGACTACTCCTTCTGATTTTCCGTTTCCGCGGATACCTTCACCACGGCCTCTAACACGGGAAAGTGAGATACCAACTCCTCCGCCATAGGACGTGAGTCGCATAAGTTCAGCATTTGTAAGACCAATTCCCCTAATAGAATCGGGGGTATCAATGCCAAAGCAAGAAATAGGCAAACCGCGATCGGTCCCAGTATTACTAAGAACAGGACTAGCCAAACCGATCCATCCATTCCAAATATACTTAAAGAATTTATTAGCTAAATCTGGTCTGTTTAATCTATCAGCTACAGCATTAGCTACGCGTCTATACGCTTTACGAGGTGTTTCCCCAGGTAATAAATATCCTTTTGAAATTGTAGACAAAGCTACTTCATCAAAAAATTCTGGGTAATCTTTACCTCTTTCCCATTGAGTGTAATCTATTATTAAATTATTATCCATTTATTCTTAATTAAAATATCGATTCATCCCAAGTTAAATGTCCTTTAGAGTAATTTGTTACTCTATTTGCAAAGAAATCTGTGTGTTGTTTACCTGCTGATAGGGCATCAAACCATTTCATTCTTTCTACTGCTGTTCCGTCAATATCAGTAACAATTGGATTGTATCCAAGGTCACCTAATTTTGTATTAACTCTATTTTTGATAAAGTGTTCTAGATCATATTGTGAACATCCTTCTAGATCTCCTAATGAATAACATTTTTTAATAAAATCTAATTCAAGTTGTAAAGAAAGTAAAGCGGCTTCATTTATTGCTGCTTCAAGTTCTGGAGTTTTGAGTTCAGGATTCTCTTTGATAAGTGTTCTAAATAACCAGCATCCGGCTTCGGAATGAAGCGATTCGTCTCTAATACTCCATTCAACAATTTGACCCACTCCTTTAAGCTTGTTTCGCATTTTGAAAGATAAGAGGACGGCGAAGGAAGAGAATAAATTAACTCCCTCGGTAAATGCTGAGAATATAGCGAGTGATTTAGCAATCTCGTGGAGATCCATTTCGCCATTAAAACTATCCCTAACAGACATAAGATTTTCAATTTTAGCCATTGTAGCCTCATCTTCCATAAATTCAGCGAAATTGTCGAGCCCAAGTGTTTCATTTAAAAGTGAATAAGCTTCAGCGTGGATTGTTTCAAATGCGCCAAAGGTTGTAGCCATCATTATAACTTCTGGTTTGCGAAACCATTTTGTTACCAACCCTGACCAATAATCGTTTACTACTGTTTCAGTTTGGGCAAATCCTTTAAGAATAGACCCAATAATATTTTTTTCTGTTTCTGTTAAATTTGAATTCCAATCAGTTAAATCACTCATCATTGGTACTTCTGTATGTAACCAATGTGCTTGTTGTTGTTTTAGCCAGTAATCAGCTGCTTCTTGATATTCAAAGGGTTTATAGACGATTCTAGGTTCTATTAATTTACTCATATGTAGTTAATTCAAATGGTTTTAATTCGTTAAATTTATTCCTTAATTCTTTTTTGACATCTCTGTCGTAATCCGTAACTGTTTGAGTTGTATCTGAATCGTCCTCATTTATTTCTATATGCTCCGAGACTTCAAAATGTCCTGTTGAAGTATCTGCTTTAACCCCAAATGTCATACCGTCCATTCCATATCTGTTTTTCATAATATGGAATCTACCAGTACCATCGACTTTATCCTTCCGTTTTCTTGAGAGAGACATAGCCACGTCGGTAATCATGATTTTGTCATAAGAACCGGCTGCTTTGTCACCTTCAATGATATCGTCTTTAGCACCGGCACGATTGACTTGGGAAACACTCCAAATAGGAATATTGAGTTCTCGGGCAAGTCCTTTAGTGCTAATATAAATATCATCAATTTCTCCCTTCCTATCAGCAGTTCGTTTTTTCGTACCCATTAAGTCAACATAATCAATAATTACCAAATCTGGTTTCATACCTTGATCTGTTACTTTTTGAATATGTGATTTAACAGTATGAATAGTAGCTTGACCTGTTGGGAATTCCTTAATAACTAATTCACCCTGAAGGTCCTTAATAGCATCTTCTACTTTAGATTTGTGTTTGTCTATAATATTAACTGAAATATTAGTAAAGAAAGCATCATATCGTTTTCCAACATAATTTTCTCCCAATTCTAAGGTATAGTGAAGTACATTATAACCTAATTTTACAGCAAATCCACCTAATGCTACTAACGACCAAGATTTACCACCTCCTGGATTACCAAATATAAGGCCAAAATCTCCACCTCCGAGACCTCCTTGAAGTAAATCATTGATTTCACTCCAGGGAGTCGGTATAGGATGTCTGTTGTCTTCTCTATAACGATCTTCGATATCTTTTGTATATTCATGTCCTACATTTTTATCTTGACCCGCTTTTAGTGCGTTATCAATCATTTGACGAATTGAATCATAGTCTCCCGCATTTAAAAAATCTACGCTTGTTAACAACGCCTTTTTTAATTGTTGGTTCTTACAGAAATTAGAAAATTCTTCTTGTACATATTCTAAATCCTCATCTGATGCTTTATAAGCGGCTCTAAGTTGTTCTTTAATTGATACTTGGAGTACTTCGTTATCAATTTTTTGGAGTTCTACTTTAAGAACATCCATAGAAGGTACTGTGTGGTATTTTTCGTAACTCTTCATTATCTCTTTAATAACCCATTTGTGAGCTTGGTTATCAAAATATTCATCACTTAAAATATCATAAATGTTTACCAAAAACTCTTTATGAGTTAATAATGAAGATAATACTTTAATTTGAAAAGCAGTACCGTATTGTGAAAGATTTATTAATGTCATGTAACTTATTTATTAAAACTATTTAATGTTTTGAAAATATCCTTGAGCCAAAAATCAACATTGCGTATCATTTTCCCAATTCCATCTTCGTTATAAAGTCGTAAAAAACCTTCAGGATTCAAACCTAAGTGGGGATGCTCTGAAATAGTTTCTAAGATTTCTTTATCATTTTCACTTAATAAAGGATTTGATAGGTTCATTAATTTATAATTAGTTTCTAATCTATCAAAATCCTGAATAATTCTAGCATAAACAACGTGTTCTTTTAGTTTAGTTTCAGATATTTCAAAAATATCATCCATAGTTAAAGGACGTTCTTTTAGTTCAGGAAACTTTTTAAATATACCTTTTTCACCTAATCCTTTTATACCTGGGATTTTATCTGAGTTATCTCCTAAAAGTGTTTTATACAGAATAAAGTTTTCAGGTAAAATACCAAATTTATCTTCAATGGTTTTTCTTTGATAGAATGTTTTTTCCATAGGGCGATAAATGGTTACATTCTTATCTACTAATTGAAGGAAATCTTTATCGGAGGATACTATAATCACCTGTGAATCAAATTTTTTAGGTAATAATTTAGCATAATAAGCTATAATATCATCTGCTTCGGCTTTATCAATAGAAACACTTCTTACAGGAAGACATTTTAAATAATGAACTAAACGAACTATTTGTTCAATTTTAGAATTATGTTCGTCATCAACATCCTCAAATATTTCCCAATTGGTAATTCTAGTAGTGTGTCTACCTGATTTGTATTCGGGGAGTAGGTTCTTCCGATTTTGGGAAGAAGCTACTCCATCAAATACTACATAAACTGCTGTTGGTTGAATTTGATTAATTAATGACCCTAAAGAACGAAGAAAACCTCCTAACCCGCCAATATGAATTCCATTTTCATTAATAAAATTCATCATAGCAAAATTCCTAAAGAATAAATTTAAACCATCTATAAATAAAACACGATCGTGCTCATTTAGGGAGGAGGTTTCCTGATCCTCAGTAATATTATTGAGGAGTTTTAAATACTCGTTCTTTTTCATGTTTATTCTGGTTCGTGAGCAAATACATTAGTTGTGTCTTCTGTATTTTCTTCTTCGAAAATATCAAAATCCATTCCACCTAACATTTTGCTCCATTCTGTAGCGTAAGCACCTTTATAGTCTTTAAGTGCTTTATCTGTGTCTTCAATAAAACCATGAGGCGTCATAATAATACGACCTCGGGTAGTAATACCATTAATGTGATTTTTATCAATCTGAAGATTGGTACGTTTAGCAAATTCTACTTGTTTACCATCTTTAATTGCTTTGATTTTATTTGTACCAGCATTAGCAATATTACCAAATGTTACAACAAACGTAGCATCATACCACATAGCAAAACCACCTTTATTCATCATTTTAGGTTTACCCATAGGCATTTCTGGTTTTGCTGCCCATACTTTATTAACACAAACTAATGTATTAGTATATGGTGATGACTCTTTGCGAGACATTACTACTTTTTGATTAACATTGTTTGAGAATTGAGTTGACATAGCACCCGCATTCCACTCGTTGTTGTTTTTGTTTGATTTAACAGACATTTCACAAGGAATAGAACCAATCGAATCCCATAGGAACAACAAATCATAAGGTAGATTACCTTTCTTTTGTTCATCCATCAAATCAAGGATAAAACCAGCTACATCTTCAATTGTATGTAAGTTTTCTCTATCTACATAAATAAAGTTACCTTCATAGTTTACAATTTCACCTGTTTCTTCATCCACAATTTCATCAAACTCTAAACCCATTTGTTTAGCATGTTCCCAATTCCACTTCATCTCAGTAACAATAAACACTGGTAGGACACCTACTTTTTGGGCAGAAACTGCTGCTTCAATAAGTGCGGTAGTTTTTCCAGTATCACTATGTCCCCGAAGTAGACAAATATGCCCAGTAGGAATACCAGGCACACTTGTAACTTCTTGAAACGCCGGTGAAAGGGGAATCCATTGTTGCGGCTTAAACTTAACACTATTGTTAAGCATTTTCTTCTCCTTGAATTTATTCAAGTCAAAATTTGCTCTTAATTCAGCGGAGACGGCAGCCGTCAGAGATTCACTCTTTTTCTTTCTTGGCATAATAAGTTAATTTTTAATTAAAATGGTAAATCGTCTTCTTCAAACAACTCATCGAATTTATCTGCTTTAGATTCCTTTTTAACGGGAGTCTTAAGCGTATAATTCTTTTCAGGAGCAACAGCAACTGGTTCTTTTTCATCATCAATAATGTCACCTTCTTGTGCTTCATCTTCAGGAGCTAACCACTCTTGAAGTGCTTCCTTCATTTCATCAAATGAATAACGCTTAAATACTTCAAGTGGGTTCTTTTGATCTTCCAACATTGCTTCTACAGCATCCGCATCTGAAGATAATACTGATTGTTTCATCGAAGGAGATACTGTAGTACGATTGTAAGGGGTACCTGTTGATTCAGGTCCTACTGTGTTTAATTTAATGTCACGACCAGTAGCTACATCAGTAAAATCACCTACTTCCTCATCAGCAGCCATTTGTAGGAATGCTTCGTAAATTTCTTTACCAAATTGCCACAATTTAACTCCTTCGCTTTCTTCACCACGTACTACTACAGGAGCAAAGATACGCATTTTAGCATCTAGCTTCTTAGCCAAACGCCAGTTATCTTTGTCACTAGTTTGACGTAGTTGTTTTGCGAACTCAGCAATTGGATCTTTTTCACCAAAGTTTAGAGGTGAAATCATCGTTTTGTTTCCAATACCGTAGTAGAAAAATACTTCAGTAAATGGGTTTGCTTTGTTGAATTTGTTAGGCACGACACGTACCGTTTGTTTGCCTACTGAAGGTTTCCAGAACAAACTTTTTCCATTGTTGTTTCCCTGATTGTTGTTTTTGGCCTGAAGGGAATCCAGGCGCTTTTTAATTTGGTTTAAATCCATAACTAATCAAATTTATAATAACATTTAAATATAATAAAACTTTTTAAAAATACCAACCTAAAGATCAATAATATTGTGAACTTTTGTATTCAATTGTCTTAGTTCATTGTTCTGGGTTAAGAGAATACAGTTTCTGTAGTGTTGCCAGTCAACTCTAAATTTAGTATCAACTACACCATTATTAAGAGATTTAATCAATGTATTAAGAGCATTAATTGTATATAAAGTATTGGTATCTTTTTTTCTATGTACGAGGATAGTATTCTCAGGAATACCATTTACATTTCCTTGATCAACATTATAAGTAATAACATATTCGCCTGTGCTTTTAATAAAAAGAACAAACATTTTGTTATACATTATATTATATGATCTAGAAATTTCGTTTACTCGCTCGTC